GTTCGATCTGGCTAGTTTAGCTAGTTCATCACAACTATAATAGGAAAGATGCTCTTTAATAGTAAACCTATCATAGAAAGGTTGGCTTAAGCTACCACCGCTGGTAGTAGCCCCAATCAAAGTAAATAGTGGAAGATCAATAGTTTCAGGTTTATCTTCAACAGTAATATTAAGAACAAAATCTTCCATTACGGGATATAAAAATTCTTCTACTATCTTAGTCAGTCTATGAATCTCATCAATAAACAATACTGATTGAGGAGCAATCCCCATAAGATAAGGTAGTATATTTTTGATGCTTCGGATATTCGCAGCATTGATGGTATATAAGTTCACGCCTAGTTCGTTCGCTATGGAACTGGCTATTGTCGTTTTACCAAGGCCGGGAGGCCCGTCTATTAAAGTATGAGGCATCACGCTGCCCGACATTTTACAGCCGTGAGTGATGATTTTTAGTCTGTTGACCACTTCTGATTGACCAACAATATCATTAAAACAAGACGGTCTAATAACATTAATACTCATTTAAAGATCCTTTAATGATGCCAAAGTTTGTTTAACCAAAGATGATACGCTATCCACCGGATTTTTTCTATACGCACAAGATAGGAGTTCTATTGACTCCTGCTTATCGTAGCCATAGCCAATAAGTATTTTAACACAATTATTCAGTAGGTCAACAGGAATTTCTTGTTCTGTCAGACTATCTGATACCATAGGGTCTGAGGTATGCTGGACTACTGCTGGCTTCTTTTTTCTATTCGCGTACTTAAGCTTGAATCCATCTACTCTTTTTACCTTAAAAGTATTACCGCAATGGCATACTACTTTAAAGTTTTTTGTAGATGCTTCTAAAAAAGATAGCCAATGCGTTTCTCCGCACTGTTGGCATAAATATTTTAGATGGATATCGTGTTCAGTCGGTTTCTGGTTTAGAGTTTTGATCATCTTCTTCTTTCACCCAAAAAATAAAGTCGTTCTTTTCTGTATCAAAAGCGCTCTCAATAACACCGTCTACTACTAATTTTGTAAGTATATTACTTACCATTCTACTATTAAGATCTTCTATAATAAGCTGCAATATCTCGTCATTTATGCAATATCTTTTTTGCTTAGACTTTCTATTGATTTGAATCTTAGCTCTATTCTTAATTATTACTGTCGCTTCTTCATGTGATATTGTTTTATCAAGCTCTTCTTGATCTAAATCGCCTAATGATGCTAACGAAGCGGTTAGTGAATCATCTGCTATTTCATTGCTCTGACCAAAAAACTTGAAAACTAGTTGTCTAGAATTATCTACAAAACCCTCTAAATCATTGATATAAAACCACGGTTCGTTTTGATCTTTCATGATAATAGTGAAGCTCCATTATATTTTGGTATTTCAGTACATATAAGTTTAGCACTAAAAGTTGGTTTGTAAATAGCTACAACCCTATCAGACTTTCTGTCTCTTTCTATTATTGTTTCGGGTATCGCCCTATCTTCGTTAATTATTTTTTCTACAACACTAAGAGCTTCTGACATGGTATTAAATTCATTATTATACTGACTGCGATTAAAGGTAATTTCAAAATAGGTTTTCATAATCATTTTTTCTTTTTAAGTTCTGTTTGACAGTTATTGTGTTTATTGACAAAAGTTCTTTCAAAACCCAACTCAGCTAAAATCGGCATTTTATAGAAGGTGATAGTGAATCTTACATTGCCAGAATCATCAGACATTTTTGTCCATTCTATTCTTTTTGATTGACTCATATTGTTTGCCAAATCATAAGCTATGAATGGGGTCTCCGTTAACGAACCAAAAGCCATTGCTAAATATAAAAGTGCTGCTGGTAGCATCCTTATCCTTTAATTTAAAATGTCGAACAGTCCTTTATAGTAGTTCGGCAGTTGTAAAAAGTGAACCGCGTGTGATCTTAAGTGATTCTTGTAATCAGTATTTAGTTTGTCATGAACAAAGTATTTGGTTTTATAGATCGGCTCTTTGTAATGATTGTTCCCCAAATACAGGGAGTTTTTAAGGCTCCCTGACTTGGAGAAGTAATCATTCACAGGTAACGAACCTTTCGGAAAACTCGGGCCAATATACCATACGTTTGAAGGATATTCAACTATGTCATTTAGAGTATCATATAACATTTTCCCCCAAGCATCCCACGCAGCGGGATCAAACTTGAAATATTTTTTATAATGACTCTCTAAATTGTCCTGACTATCATCGTGGTCGTCGTAGTTGTCATCTTCATAATCTTCGTGCATATTTCACCCGATACAAAATTTGTCGCTGATTTTAGATGCCAGTTCCTTAGCAGAATTAGACAGGAATCTATTATTGCTAAAGTAGAGCGGCGTTGAGACTTGATTAAGGAACTCCACGACCGTCTTTAAAAGCTTGGTCTGAGAACCGTCAAGATCTAAATCCTCGCCCCCAGCGTCAACAGGAAGCGGCTCAAGAGAATCTGTATCGTCCTCGTCATCTACAGGAGATACTGGAGTAGGATCACCATAAGCCTTATTGAACATACCATGACCAGAATAGACATACTTTGTCTTGATATCGTCTGTGCTATTGGTATATGTGTTAAGGTTTAAAGAGTTCATCTGATTGGCAATAGTTGCAGCAACATTAACTGCTACTGGAACCCCCGTAATATCAGACTTCTTATAAGCCTTAGCATATTCCTTAAACCATTCATCGCTAGTCTTATTAGCAACAATATTAACCACAGCAGAAACGCCATCAAGAGCCTGTTTCAGTTGTTCGATATTTATCGGATTACCAGTTGATCCTGACAGAATACTAGTAAAGTAAGGTTGCTTACCCTCCCAACCTTTTCTCCACCAAGTATAAGGGATACGATAAATCTGGTTGATCTTGATAGCTCTGGCATCACCACCAAAATGATTTACCAGTTTCTTTTGAATACCACTCCAATAAGTCTTATGAGGATTGATATTGTTTGGATTTAGAATCCAGTAGCACTGATAGCCATTGCGAGTATCAACAACCCAGCTTGGCTTTACTGGAAAGCTATTGATCTGGTTCAAGAACTCCTTTTTCTTTTGCATGACGATACTGGGCTTAAAATAACGACCCTGATCATCTCGCCCAGCATCCATATCAACAAAACAAGCACGAATTCTACTAATCGCATATTGTTTACGTCCACCATTAACGTAGAAATAAGCATCAGCACCTTGACTATCATTTGCAATAGCAACGGTGGTAAGATGATCCGTATGATTCATGCTACTGATCTTCTTGCGAGGATCACCATTATAACAAAAAATCTGCTGACCACCAAAAGAATCAAAAAACTTATTTCGCAAAGTAATCTGATCTCTCGTTCCAATAGCACTATGAGTCTTATCAAACGGATTAAAAGCCAAAGTATCGCTAAACATTTGTTTTCCTTTTTCCACTTCCTGCCTACAGTTTTGATATTGGGACAGTAAACACTACCATCAAAAGCAATATCCAAAAAGATGGTAGAGGAATCGAACCTCTATTGTATGATAGTAAAAACTATATAGGTACTATCTTACAAGTTCCAAACACCACCTTGACTATCTAATTTCAATACTTTCCGTAGAGTCCATTATCCAAATCCGAATCATCCTCATCGCCTACATAATCCTCGTCCTCATCTTCGTCCTCATCATCAAACTGATCCCAATAGCTCTCATCATAGTCATTCAGATAATCGTCCTCATCATCCTCGTAATCGTCCTGACTAAAATCCGCCTTGTAAAGAGGCTTGAGAAGTTCACCCTCATACTCAGCAACCACTTCGTAGCGGCAAGTACGGAGCTTTTCATAGTTGCAATCACTAGGAACACTCACAACATCCTTGGGATTAATCTTAACGATTACGATACGGTCGCCAGCCTCCAGACTACCATAACCAGCGACATAATTCAATGCCCCAGCATGAAGTCCATTAGAACAACCACGACCACGATCATCGTCTACCTTAGATCGTGTCATCTCGCAGACCTTACCAACCCTATTGTCAAAAACTCCCCTATACTTGTCCTTAAAGTCTGAACGAACAGCCTTATAGGCGAGGAAGAAACCGTCCTCAGTAATCGGAAGATGCTCATGCTCCAAGAAATCGTACAGTTCCTTTTGGCTCTGCATACTTGGATTTTCCATGAGATTATTCAGGAAATTAACAAGGGGCTGGAAAGGCAGTCCTTTGCTCATAAACTCCAGAATTCTCTTACTAATACTACCATGAACTTCCTCACCCTCGTAGAGAACCTGTCCATTCTTGATCTCCACAAGACCGTCGCTAAAAGAAGCAACAGCCTTTTGAACATCAACAACTTCCAACAGTTCCTCTGCCGTAGCAGTAGGAAGTCTTTCCAGAATCAACTT